GCTAGATGAACTCGAAACACTAACACCATGAGTGCCAAACCCGTTACCAAGAAGCGCAGCTATCACTACTCGTTCAAGCTACCAGACGGCTTGTTTGTCGGACGCATGGGTTTCCATGCACCACTAACCCCTCAGCCTGTCTCACACGCCATCTGGTACTCTGTGGAAGGCATCGCCTCGAAACGCCACGAAATTCTCACCCTGTTTCCCACCGCAAGAATCGTCCCCACCCCACGCTTTAACGACGAATCCAACGAATGGGAAACACCCGTCGATGTACCAAACCTAAACTGAACCTATGAAAATAAAAAGCGTCATCATCACCCCCATGCCACGGCCAATGCCGCAGGGCATGTTCGACCCCATGCCCATAGTCATCGCGACCTTTGAGGATGGAACCACCAAGAACCTGTTCTCGTTCTACCCGGACGAGGTTTGGTTTACCCCAAACGAATTTATCGGACTAACCGAAGAGGAGGCGAAGCGTCTCTCCCAACAAAAAGACACCGCATACCTCCGGTCATAACACTCCCCTAACACCATGAAACTAACTAACGAAACCGTATCCCTGCTAGACCCGAAGATAGTCCTCATTTCCAAGCTCAACACCCGCCAGCCCAAGAAGGCCGACGTCGCCGAGCTAATGGAAACCATCAAGAACTCCGGCCAGATCACCCCCGCCGTCGCCCGCCCGCATCCGACTAAGCCCGGCCACTACGAGCTCGCCACCGGCGCCCGCCGCAAGGTGGCCTGCGAGGCACTCAAGATCACCCTCAAAGTCGTCATCCGCGAGATTCCGGATGCGGAGTTCGAGGACATGATCCTCATCGACAACCTCCAACGCGAAGACCCCGATCCGATGTCGGAAGCCACCCTCATCGAGCGCCGCCTCGCCGCTGGCGCGATGCCCACCGAGATCGCCGCCAAGTACGGTAAGAGCGAGACTTGGCTAAAGCGACGGATGAAACTCACATGCCTCACCACCGCCGTCCGCGAGGCATGGAAACCAGAAGGCTACATGGCTCACTACACCACCGAGATGATGGAATACGTCGGCACCCTGCTAGAACACGATCAAGACGAACTCGCCGCCAGCCGCTGGGACCACGAAGTCACGCTCTCCGCACTCATTCACTCGACCACCCGCTCCGGCCATGACTTGGCGGATGTGGCGTGGCTGGACGACCCCTGCTCATTCATCGCCGGATGCGGCCCCGGATGCGCCACCGACACCTCAAAGGGACTCTTCCCAGATCCCGACTCGGCCTGCGGCACCTGCCTCAACGGAGCCTGTTTCAAGAAACGCCAGTCCCTCGTCCGCACCGCGAAAATGTCCGACGTCCTCGCAGACCGCCCCATCACCGACTTCATCGTCTTTAGCTCTCGCGGCTACGGCGACACGTTCTCCCACGACGGCAAGGAGGCGAAATGCTTACCCTCTTGGAAGCTCAAGGAACACTACACCATCGCCAAGAAATCCGGTCCTAACACTCTACTAGGACTCGACGTGGGCGACCTCGACCAACCCGCCGTGATCCACATCAAGCGCAAAGTGGACAACAACGGCACCACCGCAGATGCCACCGTCGGCAAGAAAGAATCCCGCGAAGACCGCCTCACCAGCAAACGCCTCTCCGTGATGAACCAACTCATCGACAACGAAGTCATCGACGCCAAGATACCCACTGGCGTCTCCATGCTGCGGCTCGCCGCAGCGTTCGGTATGAACACCTCCCGCAACATAGCGGACGAAACGGCATGGCAATCTCTCTACAGCGGTGGAAATGAAATGACGGGTCTCGGCTGGAAAGGCGACCAAGGCACTGCGGAGCAAGTGATCTGGGATACCATCCGCCCTATCCTCCGCAAGCGTCTGAATTATCAAACCGGCAAGGATTTGCTCCGCGAAGAACGCCGTACCAATATGGTCCGCACCGCGATGCTACTCGGCATGGACTACGAAGCGGAGTGGCAGAAAATCTGCACCAAGGATGTGACCGTGCCGAAAAGCTGGGGACCAGGAATTGATCCGGTAACGCTGAAAGCAGCATGATTATGAAACTCCAACGGATTAAACACCTCGTGTGGGTGGCGCTCTGGTTGGCCATAACCATAGTTATGGTCGCAACCATAACCGATTTAATTATATGAAACTCAAGAAATTCCAACGGGATCACTATGCCCGCGCGGCACTGGTCAAGGGGCTGATGCTGGCTCACGAACAAGGCACTGGCAAGTCGTTCGCAGCGTTTTGCATTCCCTACGTCTGGCGGGCACGGCGGGTACTCATCGCCGCACCGGTGGACTTGCATGACCAACTCCGCAAGGAGGCGATCAAGCAATTCGGAATCGCGCTGCCAACCATCAAGTCGATGGACGATGTGAGACTTCATCGGCTCGATCAAATCGCGAAACCCTTGCACAAGGGGCAAATGCCTAAGTACTATCTGGTAGGGTACGAAGCTCTCACGCGTAACGGCGCGGACGAGTGGCCTGCCTTCGTGGATGCCAAGGGCAAGGTGGTGATGCGCCACCGCGAACGGGCACGACTGATCGAGGCCAAGACATTCGCCAAGGAGCATGTGCTTTCCCGCTTGCTAGGGACGAAGGTGGATTTCTCTCCCTACATGCAAGGAGTGGGGGCAGAGCAGCAAGGCATCACCTGCGTCTGGCATCCCTCGCTGGCCCGCGAGCTCAAGCAACTCGAAGGCCGCGGCGCGGGATTCGACTGCGTGGTGCTGGACGAGGCGACGATGATCCAGGGCGACTCAAAGATTTCCCGTGGGGTGACGATCCTCAACCCAGAATACCGTCTACTGATGAGCGGAACCCCTGCCAAGAATAAGTTAGAAAGCATCTTCACACTGGCATGGTGGGCGGCAGGTGGCAGCGAGACGCCTACGGCGCGCTGGCCCTACCCGCGCGATGGCAAGGATACCTTCGCCAAGCATCACCTCGAAATCGACCGCTACATATCCCGCGAGGAAGACCAAGCCGCCAAGCTCGGCAAGCGCCGCGCCTCGGTGCGGATGATCAAATCCACAGCCCGCGTCTGCAACGTCCAACGTCTTTGGCGCTTGCTGGCCCCGGTGACGCTGCGGATGCGTAAGGCGGATTGCGGCGAGGCAATCGTCGCGAAGACGGTACGCCCCATCGAATGCCAGATGGGCGCGGCTCAAGCGGCAGTGTACAAAGAACATTTACAAAACCGCCCGACCTCACCAGCCGGGATGCCGGGAGCGAAACTGTCCGGCTTGGCCCGCATCGGGATGCAGCTCACCAACTTGCGGATCGCCTCGGTCTGCCCAGACTCACCCTCGCTGGACGAGGTGATTTCCATGGCCCATCCGGCACGCAAGAGGTCATGGACGCCATGGACACCCAAGCTGGCGACGGTGCTGTCCTTGACGGCAGACCTGCTAGACAATGGCGAGCAAGTGATGATCGGCTCGCCGTTCACCCGTTTTAACCAAACCCTTTACCAACTTCTCACCGAGGCTGGGGTATCCGTCCTGCTGCTGGACGGCGAAATCTCCCCGACTCAGCGCGGCTTGTTGGCGGAGCAATTCAAGAACGGCAACACCGCCGTGCTCATCGCCGGATACGCCTCGATGGGGCGAGGTCACTCGTTCGAGAATTGCGCCCACCTAATCGCGGTGGGCTACCCATGGGCCTACGATGTGTTCGCGCAATTCGTGGACCGGATCTGGCGGCTCACCTCGCTGCGACCGATCACGGTCTATCCGGTCATCACCACCGGCTCGATAGAGGAGCGGATGCGTGACCTTTTCTCCGACAAATCCGACACCGCACAACTCATGCTCGACGGCAAACTCTTCCCCGACACGGTGGACGACATCGATCCGGAGCGACTGCTGGCAGAAGCCTTCGACGCCTTCAAGGCGGCCGGACCCGGCGCGGACGAGAGCTTGCTGGAATCCGCCTGGCCCTCGCTGGCGAAGCGGCTCGGCTGGAGCCAAAAACGCTACCTCGAATGGCACCCGCCCATCGTCACGCCGAAAGTGACGGCAGAGGACATCGCCCGTGCGAACGAGGGAATCAAGATCGACCCGATATTTGACTTTGCAGTGGCTAAAGAACGACTAAAACAACAGTTTATAAACAGACAAAAACCAAAACTATGAAAAAACGAGAACTTACCCTCGAAGATTACGCGTTGATAGATACACTCTTCGATGACCCCAAAGCGTGGAACAACTGGCTCGTCAGCCAAGGCTACGAACCTTTCCTCGACTTACCGGAATGCCTCGCGCTCATCCCTAAGGACAAATGGATGGAAAATACCAAGGTCGTCACCCCGCCTGCCGTGCAAAAGTATCTGGACAGCGGCGACATCCTCACGCCGCACACCATCGAGATGATGGAGTTAGCGATTGAAAAAGCGTATGGCGTGGAAGCCCCGTGGTACATCACCGCGGTGACTCCCTACTACAATGCAGCGAATGGAGAATCGCCAACGGTGGAGTATTTCTACTTGGGGAGGGAATCATGATCATCCAATTCAACAACGAAGAAGTCCGAACGGTCATATTCAAAGGTGAAACGTGGTGGGTGGTAGGTGACGTTTGCAAGATCCTTAGTATTAGAAATCCGAGCCAAGCAATTACACGAATTCACCCGGATGACCTCATTTTAAATGAGGTCATCGACGCTCTTGGCAGACCCCAAAAGACAAATCTCGTCTCCGAATCCGGTTTATACGACCTAATTTTACAGTCCCGAAGTCCCAAAGCTGCCACTTTTCGGCGCTGGGTGACAAAAGAAGTGCTGCCCTCAATTCGAAAAAACGGCTTCTATTCTGCCGACAAAACGCTGGCCTGCCGGTTTCTTCAGCTTACTCACGCATTTCAATATGCCAACATGCTACCGCACAGCTCGCATAAACTGGCGTTAAAACTCATCAAAATTTCAAGTGATGACGAGCTTGGTGACGTGGTTAAATTGGTAGAAAACTTGATTGGCGACGGCGGAGATCCGTACCTCGTAAGCAAGATCGAGCGCGAGCTTCCACGCCGTATCAAGATGGCCAAAATGGCAAGGGCTGAACAAATGGCCGCTGATTTTCTCAATAATGTTAGCGAAAACGATGCCGCCGCGTTGCGCTGCATGCTTGAGCAACAACCACCTTGGACGAACGAGTAAACCCTTGCACAAGGGTCAATCTGACTCACCGGCTTTTTTCCACAACTCCAAGTCTTCAGGCATGTGCAGCAGACCGGTCGCCGCAGCGGCGACGATCTGCATCTGCTCGCAGTCCGCAAGGTGGTCTTCCTTGCGGCGCTGATACCACTCCAGAGACTCATGCCCGTTACGGCCCATGCGGGCGCGGCGGTCCCAAGTGGTGACTTGCAGGTTGTAGTCCTGCCCGGTGTGCGGGAAGATTTCCCACTGCCCCATCACCCCGTGGAGGAACGCATACATTCGGGCGATGACACCGTATTTCGCCCAAACGTATAGCTCGATGTCGCGGATGTTGAGGTTCTTCTTACGGCCCAGCGTCGGATCAACCATCGACTTGGTGAACAACCAGGTCTTGCCGCGGATCTTGTAGCCGTCCTTATCGTCGCCCTTGAGTGCCTTCCACCGGTAGCCGGAGTCGATGATTTTTTGATAGACCTCGGGTGCCCACTGGCCGGAGTCAATGACGACATTGTCCTCCACGACGTTCCATTCCTCGGCCTTGCTTTGCAGCTCCTCCCATGAATGCGCCTTGCCATAGGCCAGAAGGCGGCTTTTAGCCCCCGCACCCCATGCCCGGATAACGTACCAGAAGTGCCGCCCACCGGCGCCTTGCACGTCCACGGACATGAAGCGGTGCACCTCCAACTCCCATGGGAGCATCGGGTCGTAGTCCACGACGCGGTCAGCGATGTATTTATCATCGTCGCCGTAGCGGAGCTGGTCGGTCCAGACCTCGCCGCGGGTCTCGTTGATGTGGGATTTAAGCGGCTCATGCTCAGACCATTCGAGAGCTTTCTTGGCATCAAGGAACTGAAAGACCTGTTTTTTCCAGCCCCGCCACCACGGGACGAGCGCGTTCCAGGTGTAGGACTTACGGTTGGACGGAGCGTTCGGGTTGTAGGAAACCCACTTGCCACGGGTGGAAATGTATTTCCGCTCCGGCACGGTGTCGCGCCAAACATGGTCGCACTCGGGATTCCAGCAATGGTAGCGGATCGTTTCCGCAAGAGCATCGGCACGATAGCCGCCTTTCTCACCGTCGTAGGTTTCCTCGGTTTTATCCCACTTGAGCCCGCCAGATGAGGATTGATCCCCCCACCCCATATCATGGTAATTACCGCAGACCGGGCACTCCACCTCCCACCTCGCCTGGTGCCCGCCCAAGTACGAACGATGGACGGCATCTCCTTCATCGGCAGGTGTCGTGATGATGACTTTCTTGTAATTGTGGGTGTAGGACTCAGTTCGCTGGCTGACCATTTCCAGCGCACCCTTCGGATACGAGCGGGCCTCGTCCAGAATGAGGTAGCGAAACGGCGTGGACTGGAGCGAGGCCGGAGACTCGGAACCGGTGATGATGAGCGGCGCTCCGGGAAAATAGATCTCCAGCGTCGTACGGAACATCCGGTTCGTCGGCATGATCTCAGCGGTCGGTGCTGTTTTCTCCAGCAGCGGAAGAAGCCGGCCCTTGGAGAGCTTCTTCGCCTCGTTCAGTTTCGCCGTGACCCAGAGGATAGGACCGGGATTTTGAGTGAGTGTCCATGGCACAACTGCCAGCAACGTAAGGGTTTTCCCTGACTGCGCGGAGCAAATGACGGTGATCTCGTTGACCTCCGGATCGGCGAAGTCCTCCATGATCTGGCGGACGAACATCGCGTCCTCGGAACTCCACTTGCTCCCATCTACGGGATTTCGGACATGCTTTTCAGCCCATCGCCAAGGTTGTTTTTCTTGAGTAGGTCTTGCAGATGCACATAAACGCTCGACCAAAATGGTTTTTTTTTTGCCCAATCACCAAGTGCCAGTTCGTTCAGAGCCTCATCGGTCTCGACGTCGATCCGCTTCGTCGCCTCCGGAATGGAGACTCCGACACAAGCTGGGGCCAGCGTGTTCTTCATCGAACGAATCCTCGAAACACACGCATTGACCAGCTCGGTGAGCGTGGCATTAACCTCATCGACGTGCATCAACTCGCCACGGCGGAGCATGTTCTCGATGTCGAGCTTCTCGTTGCGGAGACGCATGTTCTCGATTTCGAGCGCGCCCTTGTCTTTCCCCTTACCGATGGCCCTTACCTTTTTACCCACCGATTCCACGAAGAGTTTCCACAGCGTGATGTTGTATCGGCCATCACTCGTCTGGCCGGGACAATCCGGGTGAGCCTCCTTCAACCACCGCTGGATCGACTTCCGGTTGCACCCGATAGCCTCAGCCAGCTCAGTCTGATTTTTCGCCCACGTTGAAAGGCGCTCTTCCGCCGCGATCAAGGCTCCCACCTCGTTCTTCGGCAAAAGTGGTTGTTCCTCTGGCATCGCCTCACGCCCACTGTCAACGGGACAAAGCTCCCCCAAAGTCTCAAGGGCAGGGGTATAGGGCGGGGGTCAACCAAGAATGGGACACTGAAAAAAAGGTCCGGCATAGCGATATGTCGGTCTGCTACGCTACCTGCAACCTATTGAAAGTAAATAGATTCCTTTTAACGGTGGTGGACCTTTTTACAAGCGACTCGAAATCACTGAGACAGGGTGGGCAGGGGTAGGCTCCGGTTTATCCAAGGTCACCCACAATG